TATTAGAAGAACCGAGTGGGTTTCAAATGAAGGAAAATATGTTGAATTTATTCTGGAAAATTATACTGAAGAAGATATTGAAAAATTAATTGGATATAATCTCTTCTGGAAAAAAGAAGAGGGTCTTAAAAATTTTTATTATTGAGCAATGAAGAAAAAGGCAATGAAATTTAATGTAAAATCAGTAACTATCTTGCCAGTTAGAGATGGTGAATATGTAGTCAAATTAAAGGGTGGCATTGCAGGAAAAGAAAGCTTGTATGTTTTTGTTGGTGATTTTCAGTCCTGTGTAAATTTTGCTCTTGATATTATTATTCCACAAGAGCAAAATTTTTATGATAGGATAGAGGGAAAAAATGATTTATGATTTTAAGTGTAAAAATTGTGGTTATGAGGAGCGTGATAAACGCTCTGATAAACCATTGGAGAACATCATAGTATGCCCTAAATGTGGGCAGAAAACTTTTGAAAAAATTTTTAGCACAAAAAATGTGCTTATAAAATTTGTGGGAGTAAAAGGAGAAAACCAATGAGAAAAATTTTAAGTGCTATCATTACTGCACTGATTGCTTTGTTTGGGTTATTTGGTGTAAAGCTTCATTTAGTCTCCCAGATTGACCCAGCAAACATTATTGGTGCAATCCTGATTCTTTCGGTGTGGATATTCACCGAATTCAAACAGGATAAAAAAGATTTTCTTAACAATGTCAAGCAATGGAATAAATGGAGTGACCCAGCGTTCTGGGTAGCATTGATTAGTTCTGTTATTCTTCCTGTGCTGAATGCTTTTAATGTTACTGTTTCTCAAGATTTAATTTCTGTGCTTGCTTCTGTGCTGGCTGTTATAGTTCCATTCTTGATGAATGCTACCAGAAAAACTGTATCAAGTGAGCAATAATTATGGCAAAGGAATATTTTGACAGCTCTGGAATTTCTACAGCTGAAATTGAATATATTCCAGTGTATCCTCAATATGCTACAAATTATCCTGTAGGTAAAAAAGATATTGCTGAAGAACTTCATAAGCTCAATGAAAAGCTTGACAAAATTATAACAATCTTGGAAGAAATTAAGATGGAGTTAAAATGAGTAAGATTAATAAAATCAAACAAGCTTTAATTCTTCAAATTGAGAATGGTTGGTTGCTGCAGATTAATCAGGATAAAACCTATTATGCTGCAACTATAGAAGACCTTGCTAAACTTCTTGTGAAACTAAATATAGCCGTTGATGAAGAAGAACTTGACAAATACAAAGAAATGTGATATAATATTATTATAATGGGAGAAGAGGGTCATTTTGTGGGTGAATATAGTGGCATTATTTTTGACAGGGGCGGGGGTCAGCCACTAACTTTAAGGCATTTTATGAAAAAAGCTTTTGCTTTTGTCTTATTGTTTTCGCTTTTTGCCGTATCTCTCAATCTGCCTGCTTCTATTTCTAATGGCATTAACAATGCCGCAAAAGCAATTGTTATGATTACTTATGAGATGAAGCAGGTAGATACTTTTGGAGAAACTTATTCAGACATTAACAGAACAGGTGGTGTAATTATTAGCCAAAATAAAGTTTTAACAGTTGCTCATCTATTTGATGGTATTCCTGCCAATGGAGTAATTACTATAACTTTTTCAGATAACAGGACTAAAATTACTGATGTTAAAGTTGTAAAATTTGATAGAAAACTTGATTTAGTTTTATTGTCCATTCCAGCAATTCCAGAAGGAACACAACCGATTGAATTTGCTGCACAACTCCCAGAGTTAGGAGATGATATTTTTATTATTGGATTTCCGAGCATTAGCTTACCTGTTTTACGGTTTGCTAAATATGTTGATTCTCCGAAAGGAATTTTTATTTTCCCCGCTTATTATGGTGATAGCGGTGGTGGAATTTTTAATTCAAAAGGGCAGTTAATTGGCATAATGCAGAGTGTTATGATTGTAACAACTGCCGAAACAAAGCAAATAACTTATTTTGGGTATGGAACTCCAATTGATAAGATTAAGGAATTTTTGAAATGAAATTAAAAACTGCTCTGATAATTTTTCTATGCTTGTCATTAGCTTTCTCTGGCTATGTTGTCTATTTGCAGAAGCAAATTGTGAATTTAAAAGATGAGTTAGTTAAGGTCAAAGAAGCAGAAGTAAAAGCAAAAGAAGAGGCTGAAAAAGTTATCAAAGAAAAAGAAGAAGTTTTGGAGAAATATAAAGCTCAGCAAAAAGAGCTTGAAGAAAAATCAAAAGAATTATCTCAACAGCAAACAGAACTTGACAAAAAAGCCGACCAATTGGAAAAACAGTTTGTAGAATTGACTGATAAGAATGCGATGATTGCTAATCTTCAGGAGCAGGTAAAACTTTGGAAAGAAAAATTCAGTCTGGCTCAGAAAGAATTGGCTAATAAGGATGAGATTATTTTTAATTTGACAAATCAATATAATGTCCAATTGGATTTAACCAATCAGTATAAGAACAAGTATGAACTTGAGTTGGCTTCAAGGTTGAGATTAGAGGCTACATTTAGAGAAATTTATAACACAAATAAATCAACAAACTTTATGGCAAAAATAAATTTAGTTGCCTTGGCAGCTATTGCTGCCATTTGTGTTTTTACAAAATAAGGAGAATAAAATGGATTATACTGATGAAGAAAAGAAAAAGAGAGAAGAAGAAAAACAGAAATTAATGGAGCAGTTTAAAACACTAAAAGAAGTAAAAGCAGAACAGTTAAGAGTTCAAAAGCAACTTAAAGAGAAGATGAGTAATACTAATTGGGAATCTGATGAGACTGATGTAGATGCTTTGCAGGATAGGTTGGCTCTTTTACAAGAAATAGAACAAGAGTATAAAACAAAAAAGCTTAAAAATAAAGTTAAGAAAAGTTTACAGGAAGCGAGGTTTGGGGTAGAAAGTGAGGAGAGCTAAAAGCTTACCAGTTAAAAATAAAATTCCTTTAACTGCCAGAGAAAAGAAATTTGTAAAAAAGGTTCTGGAATATGAACAGATTGGCAAAGCCGCTTTGGCGGCGGGATATGCCAATCGTGAGTATGGGTCAACTCTTCTAAAACGAGAACACATTAGGCAGGCTATTTTAGAGGCAATGGAGAAGGCTGGTATAAACAGCGGATACATTGCTCAGAAGTTAAAAGAAGGATTAGAGGCAACCTATCCAAAGAAATATAATTCAAAGGGAAAGGTTGTTCAAGAGAATGAACCAGATTATTTTACAAGGGGACAATATTTAGACAAAGTTTTGAAAGTTTCTGGAGCATATGATACAGAGACAAAAGAAGTTCATACGCAAAGAGAGATTGTTTTGGTTATTACACCAGAATTAGCGAAGGGGTTAGTTGATGCTGAGGTGATAGATGCAGAGGAAATAAAAATGCTTCCAGAACAAAAGGAGAATGAAAATGGCGGACAATTGGATACAAAAAGCAATCAAACATAAGGGTGCTTTGCGTAAGCAGCTTGGTGTGAAGAAGGGTGAAAAAATATCTTTATCAAAACTGAAAGAAGCCGCTAAGAAGGGTGGAAAACTTGGTCGCCGTGCCAGATTAGCTTTGACTTTAAGAAAATTAAGGAGCAGAGCTAAAAAATCATTGAAAGAAGCTCGGATGGGTTAATGGCAATACAAAAATTAAAAGATATTGATTTCTGGCGAGAGAAATGCCTTACTGATTTATATTTTTTATGTAGGGTTGTTCTGCAGACTCTGGAAGACCCAACTCCTGGGTTCAAGGATATGTATAAGCCAACACACAAGACAATTACAGATTTTGTTCAGAAGTATGGAACTCTTCCAGAGCAGAGTTTAATTGTGCTTTGTCCAAGAGGTTGGTTGAAGAGCTATATTATCAGTGTTGGATTTATTACTCAAATTATTTTGAATGGATTAGTTAACACAAACAGAAAGGGTGAGACAATTCTTCTATCCAACGCTACTTTAGCCAACGCTAAAATGTTCTTAAAGAAAATTAAATATAATTTTGAGCATAATGAATTATTACGAAACCTGTTCCCAGAAATTCCAAGAGACCCAGAGAAGCAAGCTGGTCGCTGGACGCTGGAAGAAATAGAGCTTAAAAATACTTTGGTTGAAACTGGTTCAGTAGAAGGAAACTTGGTGTCAAAGCATTACTCTATGTTAATCAATGATGATTTGGTTAACAAAGAGAATTGTTCTACACCAGAGCAGATTAATAAAACTATTGATTGGTGGAAGTTATCTCGTTCACTGCTTGAAAGTAGAGGAACGGAAATTATTATTGGAACTCGTTATGATAATGATGATTTATATGGTTATCTTTTAAATCAATTTTTTGGTTTTACTGTAGAAACTTATAATGAGCATAGAGATAAACCAATTGTTGAGACACATAAAGATAATTATCATTATTTACGAATTTCTTGTTGGGCAGACCCAGTAAATGAAAAAGGTTCAACATTTCCTACTTTATTCCCAGAAAGTAAATTGAAAAAAATAAAAGAGCAACAGGCAGAATTTTTCTTTGGTCAGTATTTGAATGACCCAATTTCTGACTCTACAGCAATTTTTAAAAGAAGCTGGATACATCATTGGAGACGAGGAGAACTTCCAGAAATAAGAAACACTTATATGCTTATTGACCCGTCTGGTAAAGAAACAGCTGGAAGTGATAAAACAGGTATGGTTGTTGTTGATGCTGGGGTTGATAAAAATTTATATGTTGTTTATGCTAAAAGTAACAAGGAAACTGATTTGAAGGCTGTAGAGCGGATGATAGAGATTGCATCACTTTATCAACCAGTTTATATTGGAATAGAAGAAACCAAGTATGAAGTTTATAGAGATTTATGCTCATTCTTATTGCCACAACTAATAAGGCAAGGAAAGCTTCCCAGTGGAAGTGAAGCTTATGCTAAATGCATACCAAATATTTTATTTCCATTAAAGCCTAAAAATAGACCAAAAGAATTGCGGGTTAAGAATTTAACTGGGTGGTTTGAAAGTGGAAAAATTTTTCTTCCTCCAATTGGCTATGAAGATTTATTAAATGAAATACTTTTTTTTGGTAGAACGAGATATGATGATATTATAGATGCTTTAGCCTATATTCTTGATTGTGTTGTTTTTCCTACTCCCGCTGAACCCAAAAAGCAATATATAACTTCATATGATTCTAATACATTTGCTGAAAGTGAGCGTATGTTTTGGGAAAGTGAAGAATGGAATAAGCCCACAAATTTGTTGGGTGATGAATTAGATTAAGGATTTAATTATGATAATAATTTTTGTAAGCTTAATTGTTTTAATTGGTGGTTTGGAATATTTGCATTGGAAGAAGGAGAAAGATTTGCTTGATAGGCTGATGGCAAAAAATTTTGCAGAATATAAACTACTTGAGCAGCCAATTAAAAAGGAAGAAGTGAAGAAGGATGAGGAAGAAGAAAACAAAAAGATTGATTTGAAGGCGTTTGAAGAAGATTGGAGTGAATTAATAGAGGAGAAATAAAATGTCTTTTTATCAAATAGAGAAAAAGCTACTGAATGGTGATAAATTATCTGATGCTGATTTAGATTTTGTTAAACATAGAGTTGAATTCTACTGGAATAATCATCCTGATGTTGCAGTAAGATTTCCTCGCTGGAACAAAGTTTTAGCTTGGGTAGCTGGCTATCAGCATATTGATTACAATCTTTTTAAGAAAGAACTTGAACCAGTTAAATTTAAGGGAAGAAGAGTTTTTATTAATAGATTGAAACCAATTCTACGGACAATGCTTGGTAAGCTTCGTGGCATTCAGCCACAGTTTGGTGTTGTTCCAAATACCAGAGAATATGAAGATATTCAAGCAGCTACAATTGGTGATTTATTATTAGAGGCATTGGCGGATAAAGTTAATTTTGAGAAAATTAGAAAAGAATTTTTTGCTTGGTTACTTTTGACTAACCGTGCTTGTGTCAGGGTTTTTTGGGATGAAACGAAAGAGGGGATTATTGGTTATGAAACAATTATAGATGAAGAAACAAAAGAACCAATTAGGGTAGCTGTTAAAGAAAAGGGAGATGTAAATATGGAAGTTATATCTCCCTTTAACTACCGTCACGACCCACTTTATTCTTCTCCAGATAAATGGAGATGGTTTTTATATGGGGAGCTGGTTGATAGAGAAGAGTTAGCAGATGCTTATGGTGTTGATGTAGAGGAGTTGAGGCAGGAGAAATCATTGGCACAAGGAATAATCAGTCCAGTAATTTTTTCAAAGGGGCAGGAAGAATTTGATTTTTATCCAGCTTTAACTTCTTCAGTTGATGAAGACACAACGATTAAATATGAACTCTGGACAAAGAATATGTATTTCATTGTTGGTGGTGGAAAGATTTTAGATTATGGTGTTAATGCTGATGGAATAATTCCTTTCTTTGCTTATGAAGATATGACTATTCCAATTGGTAATTATGAGAAAGAAGTTGCTTTTAATGACTCTATCTTTAAAGATTTGATTCCTGCCCAGCACGAATATAATAGACAAATGACACTAATTAGCCTCGCTATTGAGCGAGCATCAAAGATAAAAGTCCTTGCTCCATTGAATGCTCTTCTGAATAAGAACCAAGTTTATGATGAAAGCGGCTTAACTGTGATTGATTATGCTGCTCAACTTGGTGAACCACATCAATTAAGGCTTGATACTTTGCCACCATTGACTATTCCTTATAAGCAGGAATTGGAAAGAGATTTAGAGAATGTCAGTGGAATACACGAAGTTAGTTTTGGAAGGTTGCCAGAAAGAGCTTCTCACGCTTCTGGTGTATTGGTCAATTTGTTGCTTGAGCAGGACGACAGTGTTCTTGACCCCATTATAAAAGAAGTAGATGCAGTTTTCTCAAGAGCGTGGTCTTATGCCCTTGAGATTGTTCAAAAGAACTATGTTTTGCCAAGGCTATTAAAACTTGTTGGCAGAGATAAACAAGACAGTGTTTTTGCATTTGCTGGGGCAGATTTAAGAAATAATACAGATGTGCTGGTAACTACAAATGTATCCTTGCCAAAGAGCAGGATAATGCGTTCAGAATGGATTATTCGTTTAGCACAGCTTGGCTTGATTAAAGACCCCAAACTTATCCTTGAATTGCTTGAGTTCGGTGGAGCAAAGCAGTTGTATGAAACAGAATTAATGCACGAAAAGAAAGCTTTAAGGGAAAACAATGACATTGAAAAGAACCCAGCTATTCTGTCTCAAGAAGAAAAGAAATTTATCTATCCGCTTGATGACCACGAAATTCATTTGAAAATACATTTGAGATTGAGATTGTCTGAACAATATTCTCGGCTTACAGACTCACAAAAACAGGCTCTTGAAGACCATATTCAAGAGCATTTGCAATATATACAGCAAGCTATGCAGCAACAGCAACAACTGTTGCAACAAGCTAATCCGAAATCAACTCCCGAAGAAGTTGGGACGCAGACCCCACCTGCTGGGCAATCTGAAACCCCAACTGAAGGGAACATAGTAGGAGAAATTTAATGGAAAATGAAAAATTAGAAAATGAAGAAAAAGAGTTTGAAGAAGATATCAATCTTGATGATATGGATGTAGATTCTACCATAAAATCAATGATTGATGAACTTGAAGAATTACCAGATGAAGAGGTAGAAGTAGAGGAAGAAGAGGCTGCAGAAGAGCCTATTGAGGAAGAGGAAAAAGAGGGGGAAGAAGAAAAAGTTGAAAAAGAAGAAAAGGTAGAAAAAATAGAAAACGAGGCAATTAAAAGAATAAAAGAATTAATTAAAGAAGACACAACTCTTAAATCAAAAGGATTAGAGGCAAAAGTCGGAGACTTTACTCCAGAGGAACTTACCGCTCTATTGCAGAAAGGTCTTCGGTTTTATCAGGCGATGGAAGAGAATGCCAGAAAGTCGGAAGAGTTGGCTGCCAAAGAAAAGATGCTTGAGGACGCTTTAAAGTTGGCACAACATCAGAAAGGTGGGCTTTCTAACACTCAAAAAGAAACTTTAGCCCAAAAGGCTGAAGAAATTTCTGATGAGTCGTTAGAAATAACCAACTTTGATGATGAAGTGACCAAGTCTTTAAAGAACTCTCTAAAGCAACTTAAGGCTCAAGTAGCAGAATTACTTGCTACTCAAGCCCAAAAGGAGACTGAAAAACAGTCGGCAGCCTTGATGCAGGAGATTGAGAAGTATAGGGAAGATTACCCCCTTGCTAATGTGGAAGAAGTTTTGGCTGTTCATTTCTTAACTGGGGGACAAGTCCCCATTCAAAAGATTATGGAAACTTCTCAAAAATATTATGGTTCTGTTGATTTTGTGAAAAGGATTTTTTCATCTAATCCTGAAATTAAGCAGCAAGTAATGGGAGAACTTATTAAAGAATATTTAGCTAAACAAGCTAAAGCTAAAAAGACAACTCCTGTATCAAAAACTTCTGGCGAAACAAAGAAAGTAGTTGTGTCCACTCCAGAAAAAGCAACAATAACTCTGGATAATGCCTCCGAATATGCCAAAAAGCTCTTTAGAGAGTATTTAGAGCAATCTAAATTAGGAGAATAAGCT